CCACATTGGGACTGCGTTCGCCGTCGAGTCGGATGTACTTACCGCCCCACTTTGTGACCCACTCGTCGTCTACTTCCGGTGTTATAGACTCCCAACCGCCTTTTGGCGTAGACCAGATACCGAACGAATCAAACCTACTGGCGGGGTTGGATAGACCCTTGAACTCAAATCGGGGGTTCTTGCTCAAGTTGGCAAGAGCGGCTTGCTGGATAGCCTCACTAAGTTCGCCCAACTCGTCGCCGATCAGCAACACATGTTTCTGTTTAAGACCGATGAACTTGCCGATCGCCTCTCGCGTACGGCTCTTCTCCGCCGCAATGAGGGAGAGACCAGCCCTATCGAAGGTCTGACCGTTCTCATCAATGTAGTTTGCCGATCCGATTGAGTCCCGAATGTTGATTGGGGCTCCGTCAATGACGGATAGCAACGAGATAACCGAACCCCAGATCCGCTTACGAGCTTCCCGCAAGGTGGTGCTAGTCATCAGAACAAGGGTGTCTCGCGGCTTCGCTAACCATGTGATGATGCCATAGCCAGCGAGGGTGTGGCTCTTGCCGCTCGATGCAGCACCGCCTACTGCGAGATACTTGTTGTCGATACACTCCCGAATGATCTGTTCTGCCCAAGGATGCTTGAGGAACATGTGCTCCGGTAGGTCGTCTCTATTCCACAATAGATCAGCAACCCGCCAGAAGTAGAACTCTTTGGCCTTATTGGACGGGTGGTTAGCGAAGCCCCACAACAATGCGGTAATCGTATTGGTGATCGGAATTAGGAAACCCCCGACGTCCATCTTGTTTGTGGCGGGATCAATTCTCGGTTCGAGTACTGAGGTCGTTAACTTGTCGGGATCGTATTTTCTCGGTCGGCCCATAACCGAAAACTACAGTAACAAAAAAGGTTTGACAAGGATTAGTTACCAGTCTTATCTAGCGTCACACATGCCAGCTAAAGATAAGAAACCAACGTACACCGAAAAGCTAAAGGTAGCGCGAGGCGAACGTCGGCAAGCAAAAGCCGCCAAGATGCAACGCGCTACGGAGCTTTTCCAGCAGGGCGTGATGAAGACCCGCATCGCCGAACAGCTCGACGTTAGCTTCGATACTGTTTGCCGTTGGCTCAAAGATGTGGTCGTCGAGCAGCCTGACACCGATGCCGAACCCTTTGCGAAGAACCTTGAAGACTCCACTGATTCGGTGATCGCCGATGCCAAACTGGCGGCACGAGACATGGAGCAACAGGCTTTGCTAGAAGTGGCAGAGAACCAATCCAGTCCGGCGGACAAGTACCAAGCGTACGTTGCAGCGAGCGCAATCAAGATGCTGCGTGATAACCTGATGAATGTGCGCGGTCCGAGGACTGTGCGCGAACTGTCCGAACTTGACCAGCTCATCCGGCGCAACCTCGGACTCAATCCGAAAGGCGGCAGCGGTGGGTCCGGTTCGCTTACCATTGATGTCTCGATCCTCAACAACAGCAAGGCAACAAACGGCGGCTCTACTTCTGTGGTCATAGACGCGGAGGAGGCTGACGATGATTGACGCAGATTTCGAGGGCGGTTCATTGGACAACGTTGAGGATGCCATCGCCCAACTGGACAGTGCAGGTAGGCCATACATCATGTTCCTTTTATCTACAATGACCGACGGAAGAATCATTACCCAACTCACGCCCAATGCGAAGCAGCTGTTTAGGGACATGTACGAGGAAGGATCACTAGACGAACTACTGGAGACCGCGCTTTATGGAGAGGAATGAGGACACCGTCATTGTCGGAATTGACAACGGAATAAGCGGTGGCTTATGCGCCGTCAGCAACTGGAGTGGCGACGTTATTGCGTACACAGCAATGCCCACCAATACGTTCGATGGCAAGACCGAAGTCGATGTCTATGCTGTGCTGCGGTGGCTCCAACCCTATTGCAAGAATCTTGTTGTCTGCATCGAAGAGCCTTTGAAACACGCTAAATCCTCGCAAGCGATGCGGTCCATGAGCATCTCGTTCGGCAAGATCATAGGCGCGTGCGAAGCGAAACAGTATGCAGTGCGCAGGATACAGGTTAAGGAGTGGCAGGATGTCATGCTCGGTAAGAGACTTGCGAAGGGCATGACCAAAGTGGCTGCGCTCAAGAAAGCCAACGATCTGTGGCCGAAAGAAAAATGGCTTGCGTCAAGCCGCAGTAAAATCCCCCATGACGGAATAGTTGACGCCGCTCTAATTTCCCGATACTATAGGGACACCGAACCATGAACCGCTCATACATCATCGACGCCCTCACGGCTATCCTTGAGGACATCCTCCGCTACAAAATGAAACTGCCTATGGCAGCAGAGCTTGAGGCGTTCTTTGAACCAGACGAGTTTGAGGTATTCCGTGACATGGTCGGTCAAGAGTTTGATTTGCCGGACGACACCATCGTTGATTCCGCTCAAACCTTTAAGGAATTGGTAGTCCTTTTGGAGGACGAACTTTTTCAATAAAAAATAATTGACACCCCGTCTTTTGTCGGGTAGGTGGTTGGTCGCCATGATTAATACCGTAGGAGCAGGAAAGGGGAGCACCCCTCGCAAAGTAGACCTAACCACTTATTATGAAAACTTCGACGACATCTTCCGAAAAGGAAAAACAGGACACAGTACTGAAAGACACAGTACTGAAGGCTCTGAAGAGCGAGTACTTCCGGAAACTCAAGAAGGAGAACTGGCCCAACACGCCGGAACTGACCAAGGAGATTAACGATCTCGATACAGCAATCAGAAATAGAAAAGCAGAACTAGCACTATGAAACAATACAATGACCCCAAAGGGCAAGCGGGCTCCCTTAAAGCCCCATTGGGATTAGTCCCGCCGTACGCAATGGAACAGACCTCATGGGTCCACAAGTTGGGCGCAGACAAGTACGGTCCGTGGAATTGGCGTGAGACTGGCGTGTGCGCTAGTACGTACGTCAACGCAATCCTCCGACACTTGAACGCGTGGCGCGATGGCGAAGATCTGGACCCTGAATCCGGTATCACGCATCTGGCACACATTGCCTGTAGCGCGAACATCCTCATGGATGCAGAGGTATGTGGCAAGCTACAGGATGACAGGAACAAGCGACCCACTAGCGGAGAAACTGAAAAAGGTTCTCTGGCAGTAGGCGGGCCACTGACAGTGAGTGAATTCGCTAACCTTCTTAAATGGATTCGTGGCGAAGACGAAGAGCCACCAACTAAACATGTCGAAGACAATAAGCCGTACGAAGACTTTTGGGGTCCGCTTGACGAAGACACCGTACCAGAATACCGCGTTCTTAAAAAAGGAGAGTTAATTCAAGAAGGCGATGAGTTCTTTGATGAACAAGTTGGCGAATGGAAAGAAACGAGCATAGTAAAGGCTATGGGAATAGAAGTGGAATACATTGATTTGTACCGCCGTAAGGTCGCAGATTGCGACCTTAAAGAAGACACCGTACCAGATTACCACGTCCTCCTGAGAGAGGGCGATAAACTACAGGACGGTGATGAAGTGTATGTCGGTGAAGACCACTGGGTGCCTGTGTACGTTTCAGATTGGATGACGCCTTCAATTGTCCGCAACGGAACCTACCGCCGCAAGATCACAAATTGTGATCTTAAAGATAAGGTCGCAGATTGCGACCTTGAAGATGAATGCAAATGCGGTCGTCGTAAAGTTTATCATTGGCTTTACGGGTACATCTGCGAAGACTGCGACATCAAATATCCAGATACTTACTGAATTATTTTTTGTAGTATGGCTAAAGACTTACCCGATCTTTCTGAAAGGTGCACAGATATATCGAGTGCGTATAAAAAAGATGGTAAAACCCCAATCACTGATGCACATGACGGCTACGGGTATGTCGCCGCTCCAGTGGCTAGAAGAATAGAAGCATTACTTAACGAAAGGCTACGAGTAGCAGAAAACAAAATTGTGTTACTAGAACACGCACAAAAAGAAACCAACGACACACTAAAAAAGATTCAGTTCTTCGAACATAAACTTAATTTACTTATATCTAACCATGAACAACGACCGACGAATGAAGATTACTGTGGAGATTCCACATGAAGGAAGCAAGATGGAGTTCACGTTTCCGCGAGACGCTCCGCTAGAGGAACTTGTCACAGTGTTTCGGACACTCATGACCTACATGTCATGGCATCCCGATATCACGGAGTCCATGTTCAAGCGTGAGTTTCTTGAGGACAACTGCATCTAATATTTTGCTAATGTATTCGTGTAACGATATATCGGCAGCCTCTACCATCGAAGCAAATTAAATTTTGCGAAGTGGTCTAACCAGTGAAAGTCGGTTTAAGGGTAGAGGTCATCTTTCAAGCCCTATTAGTTTAATGGTAAAACGGTTGATTTGTAATCATCTGACGAAAGTTCGATTCTTTCATGGGGCTCCATTCCCGCACGGGAACTAAACAGGAAACAGACACAACTAAACACTAAATGACACCGATCAGGAACATGAACACAATAACATCAAGAATAACAGTACTGCCAAAAGGCGAATCAATCTTTAGCCAACTCGCCACAGAGATCAGCATTGTGGACGAAGCCGCTGGACCGTTTATTGAAATGAGGCAATTTCCAGATGAGGGCGATGAACAAACGATTAAGTTCGATGTTGACGAGTGGTCCTACATCGCGAAGGCTGTGGGCAAGTTGATTCAAGAAATCGAGAAACTGAAATAATGGGCAGGACACATGATGTAACGATATCCGCATTTGATCTGGATCGGCTTGAGGCGGAGCTGGAACACGCAGAGCGAATGCGTGACGAGTACAAGGATCTACTTATCCGCGTGTACAACGATCTGTTTGTGCACCGTAATATGGGCGAAGCAGTACGCGACTTAAAGATTTTGATGGGTGCTATTCAGCTAACTGATGCCCTCTCCGCTATGGAAGGAGGTCAGCCATGAGCAGGACACCAAAAACGAATCACGTCTATTGCCCACACTGCGACAGCAACAATGAGCCGTACTTCTCACGCTCTGTACCGATGGGTTTTTATTGTCGTGATTGCGGCAAAGACGTTGATGAAAAACAATCCGACCAAACAATGAGTGACACACCAATGGGGACTGATACTCCAGAAACGGACAAGCGTGTAAAAGACAACAAGCACATCAGATTTTTAGAAGAAGATCATTGGTCTTTAAATGGTAAATTTACATACACGCACCCGATCGTTGCTCTATGCAGAAGACTAGAACGCGAACGCGACAGGCTAGCGGAGGCTGGAAAAATACTGGCTGAAGAATACGAAGATCGTCGTTCACAATTTGGTAGTGAGTATCTTTGGCAAAAGCATGAGGATGCGGAGCGCATAGATGCTGCTATTGCCGTTTTTACAGCCGCCGTGAAAGGAGGGAGCCATGATAATTGACGAAATGACAACGACCGACAAAGTAGAGTACTATAAAAAACTACTCGAACTTGAACGGCGTACGCTTGAGTCAGTCACTGAGCAACGCGACGAGTATCGAGGATTGCTGATTGAGCTTTACAACGACATCAACGTCATCCATTCCGGCAAAGCTGTCAGCAAACTCAATAAACGTTTCAGGGATGAAAACTACAACTAAGGCTTGCACAAAGTGTGGCGAGCACAAAGAAGAAAGAGAATACTACTTTGGGCGGGTCGATTGCATCAAGTGCAACAACGCCTACCACAGAGCTTACTACCAAAGGAACCGTGAAAAACGGATCAAACAAATCACAGAATACGATAAACGAACAAACCGAAAAAGCAAGTAACATTAAACCATTCAAAGTAACACGACCAATGTTACTTTGAAAACTAATCAGAACCAATGAAACCATACTACTACGTATACCGATACAACGATAGGGGACCAAAAGTCCGCCACGCCACACTCGAATCCGCGCAAACAGAAGCAATGCGTCTGGCAGAGCAACACCCTACAGGATACTTCGAGATCCTGAAATGTGTCGGCTTTGCCAGAACAACCGAAGCAGCAACGTTCTGGATGGACGGTGAAGAGCCACCCAAAAGCGGAAACCCTTTTAGACATGTCAAACCACCAGAGTTCTACTAAACTGCCATCACGCCGCTACGCTTGTAAGGTGTGCGGTCGAAAGGGACGCCGTAACAACGCACCGGATGAACGGCTGAGAGAACCTGTCTGTCCGTCTTGCGAAAAAAATCTTCGACATTTCGATTCAATTATCGCACACATGTCTTTCTTCGACATCATCAAACGTAAAATTAAAAACAAGTACCATGACACTAAACCAACTAGAAGGCATAATTCGTTACCGAAAGAAACTTGATGAGATAATCCGCGACGCCGAAAGAGTCGGTGTTATTGATTTTACCGGACCGCTCTTTGAAACTGTATGGCGGACTATCGAAGCCGCTACTTGTGTTGTAGATCCTTATGACTGGATCGGGTGGTTTATCCACGATAACGAGTACGGCAAAAACGGACTCGAAGCCGACATCGACAACAAGACCATCAAAGTCAAATCCGTTAAAGATTTACACACCGTAATTAAAAGGTCAGAGAAACTATGAAGAAAATTGAACCATTTAAGATCATTGGTCGTTACGGTCATTCGTGTACTCTCACCAAACTTAAACCGAAAAAGTACCTGATCTCGTTTGTTAATCCGATAATCAGTTTTGGCGGACACCCAGATTTGGAGTTCGTCGATCCGTCCGGTGGGCCGTTCATCAGTGTTGGTACATCATTGCGGGAGTATCACCCAAAACTGCCCGATAAAAAGATTGTATCGATTGACCGCAACGAAGATACCAAGTGCATCATTATTACAACAGTATAACATTAAATTTATGAGTACGGTAAAAACACAGATTGTCGTCGCTTCACACAAAGAAAATCTTTGGTGGGTACCTAAAATAAAAGATTTAGGTTATGATGTAATCGTATACAATACAGGAGCGCACGGTGCTTTTTCTTTTTCTCTTGACGACAATATGGAAATGAGTGGGCTACAACGTATAGACCACATTAAACTGCCCAATACGGATAGAGAAGCGGGACAGTTCCTGCACCACATGGTACATCAAAGAAATAATTTAAGTGAATACACATTATTTCTACAGGCAGATCTAGGGTGGAGCTGTAGCAACCACGAAAAACATCTGTTAGGTGCGAGTGAAGAAGCGGTAGAGAAACTTGTTACATGGTTAGAAGAAAGCTCAAAATCACAAGCCGACTTCTTGAGTTACGGCCATGTAAGACCAGAATACCGACAAACGAACACCCACGATGAAGACATTTTTAGAGACCTAATGTCCCCTTTAGGTGCTACCTGCTGTCCATATGCTACTGCTGTAGGGACAAACGGGGGTCAGTTTAGGGCGAGCCGAGATAAAATCTTATCCATCCCTGAGTCTTACTTGGCTGGCTTGTTGGAGCTTTCTGGTAAACAACCACTAGCGCACCGCCTTGAGTGGAGTTGGGGGCTTGTTTTAGATTCCTCCAAAGCATCTTTTATTTCTTCAGACTGCTCTAATAAAAACACACACACCACAAATGAAAACGTTATTCCCGAAACAACAAGAGTCTGTTGATTTCATTCTACGCGCACTAACAGACCACCGCTGTGCTTTGGACTCTAGCCATACCGGAGTCGGCAAGACAGTCATTGCTTGTCGCGTAGCTAAAGAGTTCAAACAATTTGTAGCAGTTGTCTGCCCGAAGATTGTCATCCCCCATTGGGAGCGTGAACTTCACGAGGTGGGCATCGCACCTATTTTTGTTACTAATTACGAGAAACTTAAGCTAGGTACTCAGTACATTACAAAGATAGGGAAGAAAATATTCCGTTGGCACCTACCGCCAGACACTCTTATTATTTGGGACGAATGCCACAAGTGTAAATCTCCGTTTAGTCTGAACTCGCAGATGCTAGTATCGGCAAAACAAGCTGGATACCACAACCTGCTGTTATCCGCCACCGCTTGTCAGGACCCTACAGAGATGCGTTCATTGGGTTTTGCGTTGGGTCTGCACTCCCTTAATAAAGCAGACGGCAAACTAAAAAGCTGGCCCTCGTGGATGATGCAGTACGGGTGTAGAAAAGACCAGTGGCACAACTGGGTAGCCGGACCTATAGCCAAGCTCGTCACGCTTAACAAGGAGCTCTATACCAGAAACTGCGTAAAGCTAGTACCGTCCGATCTACCTTCCGCATTTACCGATAACCATGTTATCACGGAACCACTTGAGTTTTCTTCACGGTTCTACATCGATAAATACTACGATGACCTAGAGCTTACAGGTGAAATTATCGACGAGTTGCTGGAGAAGGGGAGACTTAGCTCACATGTGCTTGTCGAGATATTACGCGCCCGTCAACTTGCCGAAGTTGCAAAAGTACCTGATATTTCTGGTATGATTAAAGATGCGTGCGCTGAAGGGTTCAGTGTCGCTGTGTTTGTAAACTTTGTAGATACCGTCAAACTGCTATCCAATCTGTTTAAGGACGCATCTGTAATTGTAGGCGGTCAGTCTGCAACGGTGCGGGAAGATAACGTGCAGAGGTTCCAAACAAACCAGACAAACGTAATCATCTGCAACATCGCAGCCGGAGGTGTGGGCGTTTCATTACACGACACAGAAGGTGGGCATCCGAGAATGAGCCTCATTTCGCCGACGTTTAACGTCAAAGACTACATCCAAACGTTGGGCCGTATTCACCGTGCAAATGCCAAAAGCCCCGCAATTCAAAGGGTCTTGGTCACCTCACAAACAATTGAAGAAAAAATTGTTGACAAGTTGGAACAAAAGCGTTTGTCTCTGGACACGCTTCACGCGAAACCAGAACCACAATAACTATAACCACTAAAACATATGAGTCTAGCTAACGTCGAAAAAGAAGCCATGAAACGTAAAAACCCGTACAAAGAATCGGTTACTTTGATTGATTTTATGGCTGGTGTAGCCTTTTTAGGGTACGCCACAAATAAATTCGAAAACATTGTTGTGCCTGAAGGTAGTACTTTGGGAGAAGAAGTAGCCCGCGAAAGTTACGCATGGGCGAAAGCAATGTGTAAAGCACGAGGAGAGTCTTTCGAATGAATACATCAGACCATTCCGAACGTGCTCACGCTGAGTTCGGCCCTTCATCTCTCAAGTATGTTTCACTCTGCGCCGGATATCACGGCAAAGAAGGAAAGAACGCAGCCTCCGATAAAGGCACACGCATCCATGAGGCACTTGAGGTACGCGATCCGTCCGCCCTTATGGACGACGACGAAGTACAGATCTACGAGCGCATGGTGGCTGAAGAGGATGAG